ATGACCCAAACCCTCGCCACCCTTCAAACCGAGCGCGAACGGCTGCGGGCCGAGCGGGCCCGTACGGACTACGAGTCAGATCTGGCCCAGACCTGCACCAAGCAGGACCTGACCAGCGCGGGCCGGGCCATCCGCGCCCGCATGCTGGCCCTGGTTGACCGGATCGGGGCCCGGATGCTGGAGGCTATCGAAGGCGAGCAGGACGAAACCCGTGTGCATTACCTGATGTCGGACACCGCGCTCGACCTGCTCCGGCAGGCCGGGCAGGAGGCCGAAGAGGTGTCCACCGCGCTGCCGGCAGTAGGCGAGCGGGTCAAGCGCGGCGCCACTCCGCGCGAGCTGCTGACGGTCAGCCAGTGGGCAGACCGCTACCGCTGGCTGCTGAGCGGTACCAACCTGCCAGGGCGCTGGTCCACCCAGACCGTGCCCTACATGCGGGAGATCATGGATGCCCTCTCCGAGCATTCCGACACCCGCCAGGTCACGTTCATGAAATCGGCGGGCGTGGCCGGTACCGAGGGCATATTCAACTGGATCGGCTACATCATGCACCACCTGCAGAACAAAGACCTGCTGCTGGTGGTGCCCACCCTGGAGCTGCGCGACCGCTCGTTCAATCCGCGCATCACCAAAATGCTAGAAGAGTCGCCGGTGCTGGCCGAACTTGTCACCACCGCCGCGCGCAACAAAGCCAACCGGGCCGACCTGATCGAATACGGTGCCTGCGCCCGTATCATCAAGGCCGGCGCCAACTCGCCGGATTCGCTCCGGGCCGATCATCTGCCCTACGTGATTTGCGATGAGGTGGACGCCTTCCCCTGGGATGTCGGCGGCGAAGGCGACCCCATGACGCTGATCGAAAACCGCCAGCGCACCTTCAGCCGCGCGAAAACGCTGCTCGTCAGCACGCCGACCATCGAAGGCCGCAGCCGGATAGACCAGCAATACCAGCGTTCGGACCGCCGCCGGTATCACGTGCCATGTCCGCATTGCGGCGAGTACCAGACACTGGAGTTCGGCGGCAAGGAAACCGATTTCGGCCTCAAGTGGCGGGTCGCCCTGCCCGACGCGGAAACCGGCGAAGTGTCCGGCCGCACCGACCAGGTCACCGACGCCTGGTACTGCTGCCGCCATTGCCACGGGCGCATCGACGAAGGCCATAAAACCGACATGCTGGCGCATGGACGCTGGATCTCCGGCCAGCCCGCCGTAAAGTTGCACCGCGGCTATCACATCAACGCCCTATATGCGCCTGCAGGCCTCGGCCTGACCTGGGCCAAGATCGCCCAGAAGTGGCTCGACTGCCAGGGCGACAGCGCCGAGCTCAAAGCCTTCGTCAACACCTTCCTCGGCGAAGTCTGGCGTGAGGAGGGCGACTCCATCGAATCCCTCAGCCTCATAACCCGGCTGGAAGAGTATCCGGAAACATTACCCATCATCCTCACCACCGCCGGCACCGACGTGCAGAAGGACCGCCTGGAGATCACCCTCGTCAAATGGGGCGCGGCGGAAGAAGGTTGGATCTGGTCGCACCACATCCTGCCCGGCGACACCGCGCAGCCGGACGTCTGGGACGACCTGGACGATCTGTTCAAGGCTGAAGGTATCGAATTCGCCTGCATAGACTCCGGCTATAACACCAGCATGGTGTACGCGTTCTGCGAATCGCGCCGTTGGTGTATCCCGACCAAAGGCATGCCAGGCCCAGGCCGCCCGCTCATCGAGGATGAGCGCAAACGCCGGCAACGCCTGCGCCGCCGCCGCAAGCGCAGCATCAGCCCCGAGCCGATCGGCGTGGACCAGGGCAAGGCGCTGCTCTACGCCCGCTTCAAAATGACCGCGCCGGGGCCTGGCTACATACACTTTCGTCAATCGCCGGACTTCGATGACGAATACTTCGCCCAGCTCGCGGCGGAAAAGCTCGTCACCAAATTCCGCGGCAGCCGCCCGTTCCAGGAGTGGGTACAGATCCGGCCCCGCAATGAAGCGCTGGACTGCATGGTGCTGAACCTCGCCGCGCTGCGGCTAAGCGGGCGGAAGAACGACGAACCGAAAGACGAAACCGGCCCGCCGGAGCCGCCGAAAAAACGATTTATCCCGGAATGAGCGAACGCGCCGACGACTTCATCCGCGACCTGCAGGCGGAAATCCACTCTGCCGCATCGTGCATCGGATTGCAGCAGGATGCCGCGGAGCGTCTGTCGCTGCTGGCGGCTTGCGCTATCATGGAAAAGCGGGGCGGAGCGCGGATCTGGATACGAAAATTAGACCGGGAAACCCGCGACAAGATGATCCGCGCGGAGTTTAACGGGCGGAACCACGAGGCACTATGCCGGCGCTACCGGATCAGTCGTCGCCGGCTCTACCAGATCGCCAAAAACATTTGACACAATAGGCGCGCAGCGCCTATTGTGTCCCCATGCCGGAGCCTCCAGCTCAAGGCAACAACCCACTAATCGGATGATCCCGGATACCGACCAGGGCGGCGGATTCGTAATTGCAGCATGGGCCCGCGGCGGGCTCAAAGGCCGCTGGCCCGGACGCTATCGCGTAGTCGATCAAATCCCCTGCCTGCTGCCGTGGACGGCGCACTGATGAAACCGGACTCTCGGCTACACAACCCTGACCCCAGCTATCTCAGAGCGCTGATCGCGCGCGCAGGTTTCAGCCAGGCGGAAGCCGCGCGGTGCATCGGCATATCCTCCCGCGTCATGCGTCAATACCTCGCCGACAGAGCTTCAAAAACCGCGCTACCGGCACCGTATCCTATTCAATTTGCGCTGGAGAGTCTTGCCACAGATAGGCAATAACCGAAATAGGTGACCGCTATGGCGGTCAACCGCCATTGACAAGCAAAAATATTGAAATTTTGGGGCGTGAAATTTCACAGACATGTGCTCGACAATAGAGCGCATGTCAGAAGCCACCGATATGCTTGCCAAGGCGAAGGCCCGCTACGAGCAAGCGAAACGCGCAGAAACTGAATTCGCCAGCGGCGGAGGCCGGCGGCGCGTCAAACAATTCGACCTGGCCGAGCTCCGGGCCGATTACCTGTACTGGAAAAACCAGGTCGATATGGAAACCCGCCGCTTGGCGGGGCAGGCCGGTCGCCGGCCGTTTCAGGTGGGGCTGTGATGGCCGCCGTTTCACTGAAGGAAAAGCTGTTCCGGGGGCACCCGATGACCAGTGCCACCATGTCGGCGGATACCGCGTACTCGGGCGCGTCCCGGTCGGATGCTCGTGTCGCCTCCTGGCTTCCGGCCGCCGGCTCGGCCGATGCGGACCTGATCCCCGAACTTTCCCTGCTCACCCCGCGCTCGCGCGATCTCGCCCGTAACTCCGGCCTGGCCGGCGGCTATCTTCAAACCGCGAAAGACAACATCATCGGCCACCAGCTTCGGCTGATGGCTATCCCGGATTACCGGCTGCTCGGGAAAGACAAAGACTGGGCCAGGGAGTGGGGCGCCAACACCGAGGCGGAATTCCGCACCTGGGCCGACACGCCCGAGTGTGACGCCCAGAACACCCAAACCCTGTGGGGGAAGGCGCGGCTGGCGCTCGGCGCCGAGCTGCTGAACGGCGACCATGTCACCCTGCCGATCTGGCAGCCACGCGCGGGCGCACGCTGGAGCACCCGGCTGCAAAGCATTGAGTCGGACCGGCTGTCCACCCCGCCTCAAGGAGCCAACAACCCATCCATCCGCGGCGGCGTCGAGATCGACGACTATGGCGCGCCGGTGCGGTACTGGTTCCGCAAGGCGCACCCTGGCGACCTGCTCGGCGGATTCGCCGCATCGCGCGACGATGCGTTCCGCTGGGAGGCGATCCCGGCATTCACCCCCTGGGGCCGCCGCCGCGTCATCCATCTGCACGATAAGGAGCGCGACGGCCAGAGTCGGGGCGCGCCCGTCTTCACCAAGGTACTGCGCGAATTCCGGGTATCGTCGGAGTACGTTGGGCACGAGCTGCATGCTGCGGCGGCAAATGCGCTGATTGCGGCATTCATCGAATCCGACCTGCCACAGGACGATGTGGCCGAGCTGTTCGGAAAGGACTACAACTCGGCTGAGGGCTACTGGCAGGACGTATCCAGCCGGTTCCACCGCAAAAAGCTGGAGTCCGGGCTGTTCTTCAACCTGCCGATCGGCACCAAGCTCTCGCAGTGGAATCCGTCCCGGCCGAATGTCGCGTTCGGGGATTTCATGGACCACATCACCCGCTATCTGGCGGCCGGTCTGAACATCCCACGTGAATTGCTGATGAAGGATTTCAGCCAGACGAATTACTCCAGCGCCCGCGCCGCGCTGGCGGAAGCCTGGCGCTATTTCCTGGCCTGTCGCCGCCACCTCAAAGACCAATACCTCGACCCGATCTACGACCTATGGCTAGAAGAGGCCATCAACCTGGGACGCATCGAGGCACCCGACTTCTACGAGAACCGCTACGCCTACCGCCGCTGCCGTTGGATTTTTGCCGGCCGGGGCTGGATTGATCCCGTCAAAGAGGCGCAGGCCTCGCAGATCAGGATCAGCTCCGGGCTGTCCACGATGGAAGCGGAGAACGCCGAACAGGGCATGGACTGGGAGGAAGTCGCCGAGCAGAAGGCTGCCGAGCGGGCGCGCTATGAAGAACTGGGCCTGCCGTATCCGGGCGATGCGCCGGCCCCCTCCGCCGCGGCGGCTCAGGCGAGCGCGGATGCGCAGGACGAGAAAGCACGGGAGTCCGCATGATCCGCAACCCGCTGATCGCGCAGCGCTTGTTTAATACCCCGCTGTTGGTCCATCCAGCCAAGCTGGACGCCATCATCGCCGGCCTAGGCCAGCGCATCGGTATTGACCATTACCAAGCACCTGAGCCGTGGGCATTTACTTCATCCACGCAGCAATACAACCGCGATACCGGCCTGCTGATGTCCGGAGACATCGCCGTCATGAACATCGTCGGCGTGCTGGCCCATCGTGGCGGACTTCAGGCGGATTCGTCCTACATCCTCGGCTATCAGACCATCGCGCGCGACCTGAATATCGCCCTCAGCGACCCGTCGGTGAAGGGCGTCGTGCTCAACCTCGACACGCCGGGCGGTGAAGTAGCCGGCGCGTTCGACCTGGCCGCGATGATCCGAGACGCCCGCGGGCGGAAACCGATCCGCGCCGTCGCCGCGGACATGGCAGCGTCCGCCGGCTACCTCATCGGTTCCGCCGCAGACTCGCTCGCGATCACCCAGACCGGTTATGTCGGCTCCATCGGTGTCGTCATGCGTCACGTCGATCTATCGCAGGCGATGAGCAATGAAGGCATCAAGGTCAGCCATATTTTCGCCGGCAGTAGCAAGGTGGACGGCAACCCTTACGAGCCGCTGCCCGACGCCGTACGCACCAAATTCCAGGCCGAGATAGACGGGCTCTATGCCCTGTTCGTCGACGCGGTGACCGCGCAGCGCGGCCTGACCTCCGAGGCCGTCCGTGCGACTGAGGCCGGAATCTTCCGCGGCCAAGCAGCTGTGGATGCCGGATTGGCCGACCGGGTAGCAACCCCGGATCAGGTCATCGCCGAACTCCAGGCAGAAATTTCCTCCCGGGCATCCGCCCGCCCCATCACACGAGGCACATCCATGAGCAATGCAACACCCGAGGATGCCGGACTGACCCAGGCCGACATCGACAAAGCCCGCGCAGAAGGCCACGCCGAGGGCGCGAAGGCCGGCGCCGAGGCCGAGCGCACCCGCATCCTCGGCATCCTCACGCACGCCGAGGCTCAAGGCCGCACCGCCCAGGCCATTGCCCTGGCCGAGGCGGGCCTGACCGCCGAGCAGGCCGCCAAGGCGATGGCGGCCTCGCCCCGCACGGCCGTCTCTAGTCCATTCGCTGCCGTCATGGCCGGGCTGAATCCCGCCATCGGTGCGGATGCGGGCGGCGAAACCGACGAAATCGACCAGATGGCGGCAGGTGTCATTGCTCACCTGCCCCAGCGTAAAGGAGCCTGATCATGACCGCCTCTTTCAGCAGCCAGACCTACACCCCGGACGCACTCATCGCGTGCGATTCAGGTGACCTGATCAGTCGGAGCATCACGCTGGTGTCCGGCCAGAACCTGGCCCGCGGCGCGGTGATCGGCAAGATCACCGCCAGCGGCAAGTACATGCTATCGCTGTCCGCCGCGGCGGATGGCTCCCAGACCCCCGACCTGATCCTGGCCGAAGCCGCCAACGCCACCGCGGGCGACGTACCTGCGATCGCCTATGCGGCCGGCCAATTCCTTGAATCGCACCTGACTATCGGTGCCGGCCACACCGCCGACTCAATCCGGGAAGGCCTGCGTGTCAAGGGCATCCACCTCATCAAGAGCAACCCGTAAGGAGCGCAAGCCATGGCTGATTTGTTTTCGACCGACGTTCTGATCCGGGTAGTCGAAAGCCTGATCGCTCCGCCGTCGTTCCTGCTGGACCGCTTCTTCCCGAGCATCCAGACAGAGGAATCCGAGGAAATCCACTTCGATTTGATCGACAAGACCCGCCGGCTGGCGCCGTTCGTCTCGCCGGTCGTTCAGGGCAGGATCGTCGAATCCAAGGGATTCACGACCAAGACATTCAGGCCCGCATATATCAAGGACAAGCGGGTGTTCGACGCCAATCGTCCGTTCAAACGCTCCGCGGGCGAACAGATCGGCGGCAACCTCTCGGCGATGCAGCGCATGCAGCGCCTCCTCGCTTATGACTTGATCGATCAAGTCGAGATGATCGACCGGCGACTGGAGGTTATGGCCGCAGAGGCGCTGCGCACCGGCGCGGTCACCGTGACGGGCGACCAGTACCCGACCCAGAACATCAATTTCGGCCGCGACGCCGGATTGACCATCACGCTCGGCGCGGGCGCCAAGTGGTCGGATACCGGCATCAATCCGCTCGACAACCTCCAGACCTGGGCGCAGCTCGTGCTAAAGAAGTCCGGCGCCATGGCGACCGACGTTGTCATGGACATCGATTCCTGGAAGGTATTCCGCAGTAACGCGGCCGTCCTGCAGCGGATCGAGCTGTTCCGCGGCACCTCCACGCTTGTGCAGAACGCCCAGGTGACCGAGGGCGCGGTGTTCATGGGCTCGGTCGACGGTTTTAACTTCTACGTCTACTCCGGCTGGTACATCGACGATGCCGGCTCGGAAGTGCCGATCCTGCCGTCCGGCACGGTCCTGCTCGGCAGCTCGCAGATCGGCGGCGTTCGGGCATTCGGCTCGATCCGCGATGAGGAAGCCGGTCTCCAGGCCATGCCGATGTATCCCAAGTCCTGGGTCGAGAAGGATCCGAGCGTCCGATACCTGCTGATGCAGTCGGCCCCGCTGGTAGTGCCGACGCGCGTTAACGCCAGTATGGCGGCAACAGTCCTGTAAGGGGGGCGAAATGAAGGTTATCGCAGTACATGCATTGATTTTCCCCGATAGCGAAGTGGCGCCCGGCGCCTCGTTCGACACCGACGACTATAAGATTCCCAAGGCCGATGTGGAATTGATGCTGTCTCGCGGCGCGATTCGCAAGCCGGCGGAGGGCGATAGCGTCGGCAAAGCCAAGAATGAGAGGGCTGAATCGCCATGAAACTCATCGCCCTCAAAGCCCTGCTGTTCGCCATTACGGCCCTCACCGGTTTCACCAAGAGCCAATTCGATGCCGTAAGCAGCGAGTGCAATCGGCTCGAAGACGCGGCCATAGACGGTATCGACGCAGACGTCAACGCCGCCTGGGCCATCATCGTCCGCCGCTTCCCGGTGCTCGAGCAAGCCCAGCTCAGCAACCTGATTAAGCAGCATAAGGCCGCAGCGGTCGCCAAGGAATTCGCCCACGGCCAGACCGGCAACATGCTCAACCTGGTGCTGGAGGCCGGGCTGTTCGTCCGCCGGGCGCCGGGGATCAGCGGTGCGTAAGCGGGTCGCCGGCCTCCGACAGCGCGTCGGCATCGACTGGTCGGAGCGGTCGACCAAGACCGGCACCGTCACGACGCTGCTGGTCATGCTGGTGGGCGCGGGCCTGGAGCGGCTGCCGGAAGGGCAGGTCGGCTGGTTCATTTGGGCCGGGCTGGGCGTGGTCGCGCTGTTCGGCGCCAAGGGCGTGTTCATCAAGGACAAGGCCGATGCGTCGGGCGAATACGACGACCCGGGTGCGTCAGAACATCTGCCGGAAGACCTGCAAGACCTGATCGACGAGGGCCGGAAATGATCAAGTGCATGCTGAACGCCGTCGCGCGGATCGCCGGAAGAAACCCGGCAAAGATCGATCACGTGATTGCCCGCACCGCCTGGGCCGAGGCCCGCGGAGACGGCTCTCAAGGTATGGCAGGTGTCATCAACGTGATCATGCACCGCGCCAGCCGGCCTGGCTGGTGGGGGCGCACGCCCGAGGAGGTCTGCCTCAAGCCGCAGCAGTTCAGTTGCTGGAATGCGAACGACCCGAACCGGACCAAGGCACTGGCAGTGGATGAATCCGACCCGATGTTTGCCCGCGCCATGATCCTCGAGGACGCGGCGCTGCGCGGCACCCTGGTCGACAACACCGGCGGCGCCACGCATTACCACGCCGTCGGCGTCCTGCCCAGGTGGGCAGCCAGTATGCGCCGCGTCGCCCGTATCGGCGGACACATTTTCTATCGGTGAGGTGATGCATGGACCCGGCAACCGGATTTCTCATTCTGACGATCATCGCCTGCGTGTTCGTCTGGCGGCTCGCCGAATGAGCGAGCGGAGTCGAATGATGGAGCGCGCGCTGATGGCCATTCTGGCCGACCTGATCCTGCTCGCCGTCGCCACGGTGCTGGTCGGCTGCGCCCCGGTCCAGGTCGGGCCGAAAGAGATCGCCCTGCCGCCGCCGCGGACGGCATGCCCGCCGCTGCCGCCGATTCCGGAGACGGTTCACATCGACATCGCGCCGAACCAGAAACCGCATGCCGATGCCGGCGGTCTGGCGCTGCTGCGCGCCTACGTGCGGGCTCGCAATGCGGCGAGGCAGCCATGATCCAAGTCACGCGCACCCAGGCCGCTGCCTGGCTGTTGGCTGCGGTATTCGCTGGCGAGGCGCTGTGCTGGTGGCTGTCGCCGCCGCCGCGCTCACCGGCTGCGCTGTGCGAGGCGGCGGGCTGGAATGCCGAACGAAACCGGCCATGCCGAAAACATCGGGGGTGCAATGGCAGTTGAGCGACATCACATCGCGGATCTTCGAAGCTGGATTTGAGCTGTCATGTCCGTATTGAGCGCATTGGATCGCATCAAGGAGACCCGATTGAACAAGATCGCGGAAGTGGGATTGAGCATTGCGGCGGCATGTCTCATCGCATGGGGGCTGGTGCAGCAGCACGAGACTCGGCTGGGCGCGGTGGAGCATTGGCAGGATGCGCACGCGGAGCTACACGATCGGCAATACCGCGACATCCAAGGCGCCCTGAACTCGATCCAGCGGGACCTGGGCGAGCTGGTCGGCGCATCCAAGGAGCGCAGCCGATGATCACGATCACCATCACCGGCGCTGACGGCCTGCAGCGGACGTTCGAAGGCACCGCCGCGCAGATCCGGCGGGCTGGCACGCGCGCCAATCAGCGCACTGCGGACAAGTTCGCGGGCGATGCCAGCAAGGCCATGGCCAACAGCAGCGGACTCAAGCGCAGCCTGTTGGCGAAATACCGCACCTTTGCCAGCAAATCCCGCGACGGCGTCAGCGTCAATGTCTGGCTGGGATTCAATCAGGTGAAGGCATCCTATGCGGGGCGACTGCGGCAAGAGGACTGGGGCGCGGCGGCGGACAAGTTTTTCTTCCCGGGGTCGTTCGTCGCTCGCATGCGGAGCGGCCATGTCGGCATCTTCAGCCGCCGCGGTCGGTCGCGCCTGCCGATCGACGAGCAGGGCATCAACCTCATGGCGACCGTGCCGCGCGTCCCGCCGCTGCTGGCCGGGCTGGACGCCTATTGGGCCAAGCGCTTCGCGGAAGAACTGAACTTCCAGACTAACGTCAAGGGCGGCGAATGATCGACTTCGACGACCTCAACCAGGACATGCTCGACGAATTCGGCGAGCCCCTGACCTACACGGTCAACGGCGTGCCGGCTACGATCACCGGCATCATCACGCGGCCGCAGTCGCCCCTGGGCGCGGATAGCGCCGACATGCAAGCCGCGCTGCGCCCCCGTCTGATGACGCCCGGCCTGCTGCTGGTGACAGCGCTGACGTCCGCCGTCGCCGCGGCGGGCATCACAAACGGCGCCGCCCTCACCGTCGACGGCAAAGTCTACAAAGTCGTGCGGCTGTGGCCGGACGACGGCGGCATGACCGCCATCGAGCACCGGGCATGATCGACCATATCCCCTGGCGCAATCGTCTCCAGACTGACTGCTCGCTGTTAGAAATGCGGGTCCACGACTTCGCCCAAATGGTCAAGGATTTCGGCACCTGGGGCGCTGATCAACTGCCGGCGGCCTACGTCTATCCCTACGGGGATGACCAGATCGAGGACAACGGCGCCACGGCCCGGCGGCAGCGCAATCGGTTCACCGTCGCGGTTGTGATCGTCGTGCGCTCGGATTCGACGGCCAGCGAAGTCCAGTACAGCACGCTCGTCACGGCCCGCAAGGCCGTTGCCGCGGCGCTGGTGGATGCCTTGTGGACTCCGCCTGGCTGCTACAGCAGTCCCCGCTATGCAGGTGGCCAGTCCGAAGAAATGCGCGACGACTGCCTGATCTGGGAAGACCGCTACAGCGCTGATTACTTCATCAACTACTGAGGTTGACATGAACACGAGTGAGCTTTTCGGCAAGGGCGGAAGCTACGTCTTGGACCCCGTCGAAGACCAGATCAAACTGGTCGAGCGCATCAAGATGCGCGCCGATGGCGATGAGGGCGCCGGCGCGCCCGCCGAGGCGCAGGGCAGCATGCCGGCATTCCAGCCGGTCGGCGTGGAGCCGGTCGAGGTGGCGCAGAGCAAGACCGGGAAACACACCAAAACCAATGATCCCAACACCGACGGAGAAAAGGCATGAGCGGACAGCTATTGCGCAACAACCGAGTCCTGCTCGGCAAGCTCGAATCGGTCTACGGCACCGATGCCGTGCCCACCGGCGCGCTCAACGCGCTGCGCGTGACGGACCTGAGCATCAAACCGATCCAGGGCAACACCAAGGAGCTGAAATACATCACGAACTCCCTGGGCACCGGCAAGAAAATCCGCATCGAGCTGTACCGGTCGATCTCGTTCAAATGCGACCTGGTCTCGTCGCTCACACCCGGCACGGCACCCCCTTACGGATTTGCGCTGCGCGCCGCCGGTATGGGGGAGCTCCTCTCGGCCGCCGCGGTCACCGGCACCGCGCAAACGGGTTCCACCGCCACTACGCTCAAGTTGGCCGCCGCCGCCTCCGCAGTCGACGATGTCTATATCGGCGCCAAGGTGCGGATCACGGGCGGCACCGGAAACGGGCAGTCCGCCACGATCATCGATTACGTCGGCAGCACCAAGGTGGCGACGGTCGACCGGCCGTGGACCGTCACGCCGGACGCCACCTCGCTCTACTCGATCGATCCGTACGCGCGCTACAACCCGGTGTCGGACATGCTGACGATGGACGCGGCCACCTTCTATTACAACGAGGGGAACCAGGTGCGTCACAAGCTGTTGGGCTGCCGCGGCAACGTCAAGATCGACGCCTCGGCCCAGGACACCGGCATGTACGATTTCGAGATGATCGGCTTGTACGGCGGCGTGGCCGATGCCTCGGAAACCGGCGTGGTCGTGACCAACTGGGTCGATCCGTTCGAAGTGGGCTATGGCCGGACCTACGGCCAGGCGTTCGGCAAACAGTTCACGGGCGGGGCCAGTGGATTGCAGATGGGCAAGTTCTCCGTCGATCTCGGCCAGAAACCCGCCTACCGCTCCGTGGTCGGCTACCAGGGCATCAACATCACCGACCGTGCCGCGGCCGGATCGCTCACGTTGGATGCTGCCCTGGTGGCGCAGTTCGACCCCTGGACGCTGCTGGCCAACAACGGCTCAGGCGCCATCGGCGTCGAGCAGCCGGACAGCAATGGCGGCTCGGTCCGCATCGACATCCAGAGGGCCGCGCCGACCGAAATCGACTACGGCGAAGACAAGGGCGTTTCGACCAACACACTCTCGTTCGATTGCCAGCGCGTGCTCGGCAATGACGAAATCTATATCACCTGCAGATAAGGAGTTTCCCCCATGGCATTCAAGCTCGGTACCCAGGAAGCCTTAAGTAAACCCATCGCCCGCAAGGTGCTACTGCCGGTCTGCAATGAGGCTGGCACGCCCATCAATCACCAGATCACGCTGCTCTATCACCGTATGACGGTGGAGGCGATCGGCGCAACCTACGAGGCCCTGTCGCAGGAGGCGCAGACCCTGGACGGCCTGAGCGGGCCGGCGCTGACCGCCGCGGTGCTGGATATGCACGCCAACCACGTGCTGCGGCTGGCCGAGGGCTGGAAGGAGGTGCAGGGCGAGGATGGCGCCGAGGCGGCGTTCACGTTCGACAACGTCCGGCGGCTGCTGAACGACGTGCCGAAGGCCTACGACAAGATCACCGAGGAGTTCCAGAAGGCCAACCGGGGCGGCGCCGCCCTGGGAAACTGATCGAGGCCGCCGAGTACTGGGCGCGAGGCGGCGCCGCGCCGGACAAGGCGCTCCAGGATGATCTGGCGGCCTTCGGTTTGGCGGAAGCGCAGGAGGAATCAGGCCGGGCGGATGCCGACATCTACGTCATGGAAGAAAACTGGGACACCGTCATGGTGTTCACCGCCTGCCGAACCCTCTGGCGACGCCATTACCCGCCGATGGGCGGCCCGGTGATATGGGAGGGGCTGATCCCCTCAGAAGTGGATGTCGTGATCCGCCGCCGCGGTCACCAGGGCGCAAGGGCGGATGAAATCTTCGCCGGCGTCCAGGTCATGGAAGCCGCGGCGTTGGCGGTGTTCCATCCGCCAGAGGCGGAAGCGCCGAGCAACATCAACGAGGCGGTGGAATGAGACGATGGAAACAGTTTATGAGGGCATGGGCGGCAGCTACCTGTTCGATCCACCCACAGACAATGTTGTGCTCCTTGGCCGCACCCTCACACGCGAGGACGCCGAACTACTGGAGGCACCGGTCGTGAGCGTTACCATCTATCTATCGTCCTTGTGGGGCGGCGTGATCGCAGGGCTACGGCTGTCCACCGCCAACAAGCAAGGCCGTCAATATCTCGAGCCCAATGCCGCGCTGACCGGGGTTGTAGTCAATGCCTCGACCATCATCGGCGTTGGAGACCGGGTGGCCCAGGTCAATCAAGACATGGATGTCACGACGCTACGCATGTCAAGAATTCGGTCTACGCACTCATGCGGCATGCGATTCGAGTCCAAAAGAGCCGGGAGAAGCTCAAGCACTTGTTCGAACTCGATCTCGAGCTGGAGATGTTGCGCTTCTTGATCCGGCGCGCGTACAGCGCCCGCCAATATGGATGATTTCGTCATCCTCGGTTCGAATCCTGCCGATCTACATCGGCTCAGGCGCCGCGTTGAAGCATGGCTGGGCCGAGAGTTAGGGCTGAAGGTCAACCCGAAGACGGGGTGTTCCCCGCCACGCACGGCGTCTACTTCTGCGGTTACCGCGCCTGATCAACGCACATCCTGCCGCGCAAGCGCAATGTGCGCAGGGCCAGGCGGCATCTGGCCGCGCTGTCGGGGCGGTTTGCTCGTGGCACTGTGGATGCGGCTGCTGTCACGGCTCGGCTGGCAAGCCTTCGCGGCTACTTGAAACATTGTGATGCGCGACGGATTTCGCGCTCGATCGCCGAATCATTGATTCTGAGGAGAGGACCATGAATGGCATACCGTCAAAGATCCAAACGAGGGAGGACGTCCTTCATCTGCAATCCTATCTCGGTACGGAGTTCGATACGCCAGAGGCGAGGGCGGACATCCTGGCGCAGCTCAGTGCGATCCGAAACACGGCCCAGCACTACGTGTTCACGTGCGCCCTAGCTGACGAGATCGACCGTGCCGGACCTGAGCCGGAATACCGGGTGATGATGGGACAGGGACTGGACAGCGCAGAAATCCATGAATTCCATCTCGTCGACGACCCCGGTTCGCGGTTCGCGGTTTGCGGCAATGGGCATGACCCTGGAAGAGTGGATGCGGTAATCGCGCTGGTCACGGCGAGCTAGGGTTCTGCGATGGCGGAAAAGTTCGCGCTGGGGTTTAAGCTCGGATTCGACGGCTCTGAAGCCATCCAGGGGTTTCAGCAGCTGTCCAATACGGCATCGCGCTCGTCGACGCAGATCACGGCGTCGTTCGATCGCACCGGACAAAGCCTCAAATCCATTAGCACACTCCTGAACGAGGCCAAAACCGCGTTCCTGGGCTACATTTCGGTCCAGGCGGGACTGGATGCCGGCCGGGCGACTGCCGATCGCGCCGATGCCTATGCCAACCTCTCCGCCCGGCTCAAGCTTGCCACTCAGAGCGAGCTGGAATATGCCAAGGCGCAGGCGCAAGTCTTCGCTATCTCCCAGCGCTACAGCACCGCCCTCGATGACAACGCCAAGCTGTATTCCCGCATCGCCCCCGCGGCGCGCGATGCCGGCAAAAGCCAGGCCGATCTCGTTAAAGTCATCGAGGCGGTTAACGCCAGCCTGAAGGTCTCGGGCGCTAGCGCGGCCGAGCAATCCTCCACCATCACCCAGCTCTCCCAGTCGCTGGCCTCCTCCACTGTGCAGTGGGAGGACTTCGGCCAGCTCGCCGACACCAACATGCGGCTGGTGGACGCCGTCGCCAAG